TATGTCTCTGAAGGTTGCTCGTAATAATAAAGCATAATATTTTTACCCTGTACGTTGTCTGCCATATTGCAAAGTTAAACTATATTAATATTAAATTGTCCTATCCAGAACGGACCTAGTTGCCCTGTATCTGTAATGTAATTTGGAATGATAAATGCTTCTATTTCAGCAACGCTAACCTCAATTAACTGAACTGAGTTTAATTCGTTTACATAAGCATTTTGGCTTACTCTATTCATTATAAATTTCTTTCCAGTATATGATAAGTTCCCTGTAACTGTGTCCGTTGTAGTAAATACCTTGTCTAAGTAAACAAAACCTACATCGCTAGTATGCTCTCCTAAATCACATTCAACAGTTGCCACATTCTTATTTAAGTTTCTTATGTTTTGATAAGTCATAAATGTTATTAAATCTACTGCTCCTAAAGGAGTACCACTAGGGCAAGATGAATACCAATCCTTTAAGAATGTACCATCTGAAGCACATAAAACACCTTTATTAGATGAAAAGGTATAAGTAGTAGGATAGTTATTCCCATAAGGTTGTTCAAATACTTGTAAAGTAGATTGTATTGTATTATCAGCAACAAAGTTTGCCTCAATAAACTTAACTTCACTATCTCCTCTTTGTATAATAAAGTTTTGAACTAAAGATGCTTGACCTGATGCATCACATATAATCTTAAACTTTAAATACCCAAAAATATATGTAACTAATAATGGAAATGAATAAGGTGGAATATCTCTACTAAATGTGGTAAAATTTTCAGATGGGTCTATTGTAATATTTTGTAAAGTAGTTTGCCATTGCCCATTAGTATCTAAATATCTAACCCCTAATGATGTATTTATTGAAATTTGCAATTTAGCACTTGTTGAAGTTTTATGTTCAAAACTTAATTTAAAAGGCACCTCTCCAATATAAGGAAGGAAATAATTTGGAGCAGCTAAATTACCATTTTCAATACTAGCTAACCCACTTGTATTTCTTACCAAAGAAACTGAATCAAATTGACCATTTGTATCTGGTACTATTGTTGCCGTTGAATCTCCTGTTGCACCTAAAACAAACGCAGTTGCAGTATTAGTTGGATAAGCATTTAGTTTTAAGTCTGCATTATCGCAATAGTTTAAAGCTGATTCATAAGCACCTCTACCTTGTATATTATAAAATCCTTTCTTTAATAGTTTTACTTGACTATTATTTATAAAATGCACATTGCCATCTGCATAAGGAACTATGTTAACTGTATTACTTAAAACACCACTACTTGTTATTGTAGGACTAGCTAAAATATTATATTTAGTAAAATAATTAGTAGTAGCTGCCATTTCATTCATTGAGAATATACACCAGTCTCCATTAGCTTGGAACATTCTACAATTAAACGAGGTCATTATTTTGCCAATAATATCATAGTATGACTCACCCATAAAATCTCTTCTATACTGATAGATTTGGCTAAATGGCTCGTTACTAACGCCATCTTGTCTATCAAGCATTCCACCTGCAAAGTATGAACAAGCCACAACTAAATTTAGTACATCTGGATAACCTAATAGCTTTAAGCCATCACTAATTACATTTAATTGAGTATCTAATTGATTGATACTATCATCTCTTACATATTCAATATTTTGTATAAAAGATATTCCATCAATACAAGTAAAGTCAGCTTGAGTTATGCCTGTTGAAAAACCCATTTGAGTATAATCATTAAACATAAAACCCCTCCACATTACATTTGTACTTTCATTTAGTACTACATAATACTTTCTATCATCTTGACTAAGTACATTTGGGAATTGGTCGTAGTCATCTTGCGTTTCTAATAATATAGAAAAGTTAACCTGAGTAGATATTATTGTAGGATAAGGATATTCCTCGTTTGAGTTAGGTTGAACTATTATTGATACTGGCTGATAAGTTTTAACTACTCCAGCAACATAATCTCTTTCATAAATCTCAAGTACTTGGTTATTACCATTCCTTAAAATCTGTGTTATTGTATATCTTAATCCGTAAGCCATTATGCTAAACTGATTGATTGTCCTTTAATACTTGATGCCTTTTGACTTCTATTTACTGCAAGTAATAAATCTTGACCTCTTAATACAAATTGACCACCATTATTAGAATTACCACTTTTTGCTCCACTTGCGAAAGCATTACCTAAAAAGCTATTTAATTTTGATAATGGCATAACCGCTTCACTTTCTCCACCTTCTCCAACCATTGCAAATGTAGGTTTGCTTACTATTCCACCTTCAGCCATTGGAGTAAATCCAAATAACTTACCTAATCCACCAAGCAATCCACCTGTTAAACTATTAGTCGTTCCAGCTGCACCACCCATTCCTAAAGCAGTCATAATTGCTTTAAATATTAAAGCCTGTATAACCATTTGTGCTAATTGAAAAACCATATTCTTAAAAACATTTAAAACTGATTCTCCTATATTTTCACCATTTTGTAATGATTGAAATACATTGCTAAGACCTTCTGCAATAAATTTAGAAGTTATTTCAGCCTCATTTAATAGATAATTAAATTTAGCTTGTTCAGCAGCTGCCTTTCCAATTGCTTGAGCTTCTAAAATAGCTTGAGGTATCCCTTGATTTATAGGTGGTTGTAGTGTTAATGGTGCTAGAGGTAAATCATTTCTTTTTATTGGAACTAATGGTCCCATTTGTTCTGGAGTTAATTTCTTAAACTCTTTATAGTTCTTAGTTACATCAAGAATAGTTTTATCTAAATCTTTTGCACCTTTATCCATTACATAAAATGGATTTAATAAAGCATTATCAATTGTAGTTTGAAGGTCTTTATTTAACTCTTCAATATTACCAGTTAATGATACTGCCGTATTTGCAAAATCAACATATGCAGTTTTAGCAGCTACTGCATTATCAGTAACTCTTTGAAATGCTCCAATTTGGTCTGATACTGGAATTATTGCTTTATCTAATATTTTATATGCTTCACTATAATTTATAGCAGCTGCACTTGCTTTTTTTAATACATTAGTTAATTCAATTTGTTTATTTGCAATTTCATCAACATATCTTGAAGTAATAGCTTGAGCAATTAATGCTTGTGTATATAAATTAACTGCTTTTCTAGCATCATCAGTTGTTTTAATACTTGTAACATAAATAGAATTTATTTTACTTAATTCGTTTCTAACTGCATCTAATGCTTCTTTTCTTCTTACATCAGTATTATTTGCATTTTCAGCAACATTAATATATGCTTGTAATCTAATACCACTTTCAGTTGCTGATGCTCTTGCCTTATCTAAACTATCAGCAAAGTTTTTAGTAGATTTTGCAGATTCATCTGCTATGTTTTTTGTCTTAAATAATTTATCTCCAAATACTACTAATAAAGATGAAACAACGCCTATTGCTAAACCAATACCTGCTGGCCCCATTAAACCTTGTGCCATTTGTTTTAAAGCACTTCCTGTACTTCCACTTGTTTCTTTTAATCTTTGGAATGATTCTAATAAAGGGTTTAAGTTATTCGCAATACCAAGAAAACCATAAGGAGCATCTTGAGCAACTCTTGAAACATTGACCAAAGCCTGTGTAGCTTGATTACTTGCTGGAGTTACTTTTTTAAAAGCAACACCTAGTTGAGTTGTAGCAGTAACAGTTTCCTGTATGTTTTGAACGGCTTGTTTATTGTCAGCCGTTATCGTAATTTTTAACGTTTCTTGTGCCATTTTATTATTTTACTCCGTACAACTTTAATGTCCTTGCTAGTTGTTCTTGCGTTAGTTTTGGCTTTTCTTCTTCTACTTCATCACTAGGCAAAGGGAAAAAGGACTTTATACTTTTCGGGTTTTTATCCGTTGAATTAGACCTATAAATCATATAAGCTAAAGTTCTTGTCCTTTCCCACTCCTTTATCTGCTGATTCTCATAAGCCTTTTTATATAATAAAAATTCCCGCCAAGTAAGTTGCCAAAACTCATTAATTGTCAAGCCAACTTCTATTGCGAGAATAATTATTGAATCCCAGCTATAAATTCCTATTTTTTTTTTCCTTTCTCTTTCGTTACTTCGGCAGTTTCTTTTGTTTCAGGTACCATTGATGTCTGCATAAATTTAATAAACTCTATTAGCTGACCATCTTTTGCAGATAATCCTCCCACTTCATCTATCCAGTCGCAAACGATTACATCGTTAAACTCAATTGGTTGATTTAGTGTTTTGCATCCACTTTCGGCAGATGCTTGTATTATATGCACTATTGTTCCTAATTCAAAAGCCCCACTTGATAAAATATTGATTAAGTCTAAAAGAGATTTATTCTCTAATTCGCAAAATCTTTTCATCGCCCAAGTACCCCATTTTAAAGGGATTGTTGTGTTGTTGTTCAGTCTTAATTCAAACATAGGTTATTGGTTATACAGTTTCAGTTTGTGTAATTGGTGGAACACTTACTACGAATGTTGCAGTAAATTTAACATCATCTGCATCATCTGCTTGTACTCCAAAATCGCTAATAAACACTAATTGACCAACACCACCATAAGTGATATCACCTGCGGTTGGAGTTGCTTTACCCATTTTAATAGCAAACAAAGTTTTTGCAGCGTGAGCAGCATATAATTGTTGGTAGCTATCTTTAGCTGGAGTTCCTGTTTCATCAATCGCAAAACCTTCACAATCAAAAGATTGAGAAAATACTGGACTAGGTTGGTATTGGTTACCACACTTAGAAGTTGCATCAATAGTGTCGTTAGTTGATGTTAATGAGTTTGTAGTTAGACAAGCAACTGGTAAAAACGTACCATCGTTGTTTATGTCTGCAAGTAGGATATAATCTCTACCGCTTACTTTAGTTTCTGCCATTTTATTTTAATTTTGAGTTATTATTAAATTATAAGTTATTATTGTTCTAAATACATTGTCCAAAGGGTTTAAACCATCTAAATTTCTAATTGCACCTACTACCAAACTTGAAGCATAAAACCCATTTGCAAGGGTTATATTTGTGTTTGAATTTATTGCATTTAGTATTAAATCGCTTATCGTTTCGGCTCTTTTATAACCAAAGTTACTATTTTTTATGACAATGTCAACATCAATGGTAACTCCATTAGTGTAACTGATTTTGCCTTGTTCTTGGTTTGAAGTTCTGCCACTCATAATGATATACTCATTAGGTGCATTATCAGGTGCTATGCCATCATAAACAGGCAATGCACTTGAACTTGTCAAGTTAGTATAAAACCACTTCTTTATTTCTATATTAGGGTTAAGCATTTAATAATTTATTTAGTCTTTGTATAAGTTTTGGTTTTTCCATTTCATAAGCTGGTATTAAGAATGGTTGTGGTCGCATACCTTTTCTCAATATGCTTAAAGCTATTACATAAGCTAAACCCTTATCATTTTTACCATTACCAATACCCTTTCGTTTTACCCATAAAGTTAAGGCTTCAACCATATCTTTAAACTTGCCACCACTTTTGCCTTTAAATTGTTGAGCATAAGATGCAAAGTCAGCTGGAACACTTACTTGTGGTCCAGTGCCAAATTCAACATAAGCAGAATATGAAGCGTTAGCCGCAACCGAATATGTTAACTCGCCATCTTTTGTAAGTGCTATTGAGTTTCTTAATTGACCAAAATTGACTGGTGCTAATCTTTTAGCTTGATTCTCTATTTTAAGAGCAGATGCGTTTATTTCATTACTTACATCTTCTTTTAAAGCAGTAGTCAATTTATTTAACTTTCCTTCAAGTTCTTTCATCCCACTTAAACTTACTGCAAATGCCATTAGAAGTACATTAATATTTCATAAAATCTAAACTGGTCCTCTACATCTTTAATAGAGTGTATTGTATATCTATCACCATTTGCCTCTATTTGGTAATTATTGTTGATTGTTACATTGCATCTGATATATAACTTAGCAGAACGAGTAAAACTCAATTGTGCCTCTAATAATGCTCTATTTTGATTCTCTGGTCTAAAATCGCCAAATACAACCTCTTGCAAGGCAAAGGTAGTCGTAAAGCCACCTTGCCCATCAGAAGTGATTGTAGGGGCATACAAGCCTATTTCAGAGTACATTGTATTGGCATCTACATAATTTGCTTTCTTGCTTCCTAATCTCATAATATTGGGCTTATTCTTGTCCAGCGTTGACAGGCTTTCCAAGACTTTTCACAAATACCTGTATCTGAATCTAATC